CGCCGCCATGACTAAAAGGAATAGAAAGAGAAGTAGGGGAATATACTCTGTATTTTATTTTGATTACTGAAACATATCGGCTACCATATCATCAACAATCTCATCCAACTCCCAATCTTCAAACACGATCAAGTCTTCCACTGGGATATCGTTCTCATCCGCAACTCTCTGGAAACAATCCAACAATCCTTGGCGCTCCACGAAAGTCTGGTCATCCATCCATGAAGCGAGCGCGCTGTTGACCAAGTCATAACGATGCATCATATCCGCAACATCCGTATCCAACCTGTTCACCGCTACACGCAACGTACGACACTCACGCTGGTATCCGTTTCTCTGCGACGTCAGCAAATCCACCATCATTTCTAGGCGACGGATCTCCTCTCTGTAGAAGTCCATCATGGGGTCGAGTAGTGCATCGTAAACGTGGTTCATCTTGCCGGCAGATTGAGAAGTGAGCAATGGCAAAACAACCCAAACACAACATCCCTCTATAAGAGAAAGGATAGATCCTCTATAAGAGAAAGGATACAGGACACATTAATATAACTCGAGACACATTAATATAACTCGAGACACAATAATATAACACATGCGCAGAACAAAACATAACACTCATTATCCAAATGGCGACCTCCGGCACATTCGTTCCTTTCCACCACGTCGACCGCGAGTGGGATGCCCGCTTCAACGTACCAACTCAAGAAGACCTCGATGTTATCGTCGCTTCCGTCAAGGCCGAAGTCCAAGCTGGTCGGTTCAAGTACGTTCTCGTCTCCGGTGTCGAAGTTGGCTCGCGTCCTTTCCAGGATGACTACCTCATCCGACATGTTCACCTCGCCCTTGTCTACAATAACCGAGTCACCAAGTCAAGCATTCTCAAAAACCTGGGGGTCAAGCAAGGAAATGGGTATTACCTGGTCCCACGCAAACGCGAGTTTCCTTACAGCGGTTGGAAAAAACATCATACCAAGACCGAAACCAAAGTGGATGCCGCTTCTCTTTGCCTCTACGAGTACGGAACTCTACCAACCGACCGTTTGGCAGCTGTGGAATCCGCGCCCCGTTCAGCCGAAGAAAAGAAACGCAAGCTTGATGACATCATCGTCGAAATGCGCCAACTCATCGAGGAAGGCCGTGAAGAGGAGTCTTTTAGAAAGTTTCCACGAAACCACCTAACGTATGGAGAAAAAATCAAGGCTATGGTCATGCAAAAGCGTGACTTCTTCAAGAGCAAAGGAGATCCTCACATTTGGTTGTTTGGAAACCCTGGATCCGGCAAGTCAGCCATTCTTCAAGTAATCTACCCAGAATACTACAACAAGAACGTGGAGAACCGATTCTTCGATCGTTATCTTGACGGTCAACACTCCCACGTGCTTCTACAAGATGTCGACCATAATGTCATGGATAATTTGGGCGTTCAATTCTTTAAGAGTGTGTGTGACGAAGCGGGCTACCCCATCGACGCCAAGTACAAGACCCCGCAGATCGCGCGACTCACGATCCTCATCTCGTCCAACTTCACCATTGAGGATGTCGTTGCGGAAGAGATCAAAGGGAGACGCGAAAACGTCACTGCGCTTCAACGTCGATTTTGGCAGGTAAACATTCGTGACTTACTTCCTATTCTAGGTGTCAAGTTGTTGTCCAAGTATGAGATCACCCAACTCAAGAAGGCGGGTAACCTCGACCCACGCAAGATCTTCCTCGCCTACGACTATCTTCGTGATGTTCCAACTGGTTTGCCATTGGCTACCGCGGAAGAGTACCAAAAAATCATCAAGGATCACTTTTACAAATAGTCATAATTGAAATGCCGAGGTTGCGATCAGGAGGTTACAAGAAGAGGGAGGAATACGTCGTACGTAGGTTAAGAGCAGATAACTATGTACCCAATAAAGGAATGACAATCCATGGATATGAGTGGTTTGGACCTGGTAATGAAATAACCTACAACCCAGCAAGGAACCAAGTGGATCAAGATGGAAAAGATCATGACCTGACAAATGATTACAAGAAGAAGGGGGCCTTCTACACTTATAACGCAGCTGACAAGATACTGTTGCGTAAATTGGAGAAAGAACATTCCATTCCCGCCAAGATTGGCAAAGCGTGGTTTGGCACAAAACGATACCTAGCAGAACATGGATTTCTACCAACTACAGTGGGATCAGGTGGAGTTTACGTAACGCCACATAAAAAACGTCGTTTTGAGGCACCAAATATATCGGGCAAAAAGAGGAAGCCAGATCCAAGAGAATTTGCACAGCTGAAAAGATCATCAGTTTCGAATACGCCAGCTACAGCAACAATGGCGATGCAAGTAGACACAGGAACTCGTCGTCCTATCGGCAATGCTAACGCACAGGGTCTTTCGGAAACACCAATCGATGATGTGTACGATGTTCACCGCGGTCCTCCAGATTACACGTTCGCAAGTTTACCGTACGCAGCCCAATTGAACTATGAAGGGGGCGCGTATAGTTTGGATACAGTTTTCCGCATGACTTCTCCTAATGATGTGCGCGTTGATACTGGGATCACCGATTTTAACTCGGGAGCAGGTGTTGCACAGATCTCCACGGTTCCTAGCGATCCTGATGTGGCCAATGCTCAAGATATTGCACGATGGTGGGATTATTATGCTGGAATCTATAAGTACTACCATGTACTTGGATGTCGTTGGCACCTTACGTTTGAGAATTTGTCTAATGATCTGGTGTATCTACACAAGATGTTTTACAATGATGTTTTACCAAATCCTGGTGCAACAAACGAGGATATGCTGCAATGGCGTGATTGTGAATCACACCTAGTCGGATCGCATGCAGTTGGTGTCAATACTGTAGGTATCAACGCTTTTGAGAATGAACCTGGTAGTGGGAATGGAGCGATGAACCTTGAGAGTTCGGCAGTGAATATTACCACTAACTGGAAGACGGGTGACAACGTTGCCAGAGTCAATGGACCAAGTCCTATTATTCAACTATCGGGTGAGTACAAGCCAGGTGATTTTGATCGACAAGTTCGTTTAGATGCAAATGTTGAAAATTGGACGGATGTTGTCGCTCTCGCAAAGCTGCCAGAACGACTTTTGCTACGTGTGAAGAACTTCAACGACGGGATCAGCAGCAACAACGCGAATTCGTACCAGCGGAATTTCAAATTCCGTTTGAGATTTTCAGCAGATTTCTTGGTAGAGTTCAAGGAGTTGAAAGACGGACTCAAATATCCAGTGCAACGACAACCATTGACAGTAACTATCAATAACAACACAAACTTGGTTTAGGATGGTACTTACACGGAGCCAACGCGCGAGAACCGGGATAACTCACCAATCATTGCCACAGCGTGCGAGACGTTGGATTAAGCGTTATCGTGATACAGATTGGGCTCGTAGACATCGTATTAAGGATAGACAGCCTAAGACGAACCATGTGTCGGGATACACCCGTCGTACGTAAACTACATATATTACTTTCATTCTGAATATATTCCCCTACTTCTCTTTCTATTCCTTTTAGTCATGGC